CAAAAGTGTACTACAACGATTTTAATTGCATGTTTTACATACATGCACGAATGCGAAAAAGGAGGTCGACAGGTGAAAAGACGGATAAGACGGATAAGACGGGCATTGAAAAGAGCAGGTTTGTATAACGTGTTTCACATCACATTGATTGCGGTATTACTGACAGGATTTTGCGTGATATTGTTCAATGTCAAAGAACCGGAGCAGCAGGAGAAAGAGCCGGAGGAGATACAAGCGGAGGTGATGCAGAATCCGGAGACAATGACACAGACAGCAGAGAGCATCGAGGACAAATACAAGGTGTTTGACACCATGTCCGAGGACTGGGGGAGTGATGACCTTGAGGGATTCGTGTTCTACGACCTGCCGGAGCAGTATGCAGACAAAGGCTATTTTCCGGAGAAAATGCAGATATACACAAGATGTCTATGCAAGCAATACGACGTTCCGTATGCCCTTGTATTGGCAATCATAGAGCAAGAATCCGGATATGAGTTCGACAAAACCGGAGACGGCGGGCAGTCAAAGGGATATATGCAGATATATGAGAAATGGCACGCCGACCGGATGCAGAAACTAGGATGCACCGACCTCATGAATCCGTATCAAAACGTGAGGGTTGGGATTGATTTCCTCTCATACCTGCTCAAGAAATACGGCACGATTCAAGATACACTTGCAGCGTACAACTACGGTGAAAAAGGTGCGAGGGAACATTTGTGGAGCAATGGCGTGTATGTCTATTCATACAACACGGCAATCATGCAGAGAATGAAAGAGATTGAGGAGGCGGTCGGGAAATGAGATTTGACTGGAAACCGGAATCAAAAGAGAGATATTTCAGAAAAGCAGAGGCAGCAGTCAAGACAGCGGGATTCGATGACATCCTGCGGGTAGATAAAGACCAGTTTTCCGTCATCAAAGGAACGGTCAAGGTACATTTCAAGCCGATTTCAAGAGATGGGAAAACACGCCGATGGTGGGAGGCAAAGAGAACGATTGAGAATATGCATGAAGTACCTCCGGCAAAAGACCAGTTCGGCAGGAAACACAAGAGCATTTTCATTCACACCTACATGATTTTAGAAATGGAGGAGCAGGACAGATGAAAATGAGAGAGGTCGCAGAGAGATTCAGACATATGCTCAAGGTCAAGGATTGCAGACATTTATGTCTGACATGTGAATATTACGAAATGTGCAAAAGAGAGGTGAATGCAGATGAATATGAAATACGCAATGAGAAGTGAGGACACAGAGCAAATCAATGTCGTGTCGTGGGCGAATTGGAATGTGAACCGCTATCCGGAATTGAGGTGGTTGTTCCATGTACCGAACGGAGGCAGCAGAAACAAGCAGGAGGCAGTCAAATTCAAACAGATGGGTGTCAAGGCGGGTGTTTCTGATTTGTGCCTACCATATCCGAAAGGCTCATACTGCGGATTGTTCGTTGAAATGAAATTCGGAAATAACAGGCAGCAGGACACACAAAAAGAGTTCCTTGCAGACATGGCAGCAGCAGGACATTTTGTCGCAACCTGCTATTCAGCAGAGGAGGCAATCAAAGTCATTGAGGAATATTTGAATCTTGCGTTGTGTTATTGCCCGGAGGAGGATTTCAACAACAAAATGAGCATCCCGAACAACAGCATCCTCAAGGATGGGAAAATCAAAGGAGGCAGGTCATGACACTTGAGGAATTGATTGACATATTGGAGAGTGCAGACATGCTCCGGATATTCAAGGGCGACGAGGAAATATTTGTCGGGTATCTTGCGTTATTTGCACCGGAGGTCGGTCATACAAATTGCAAATTATATGAGCAGTACAAAAATGACAAGGTCATAAGATTCAGAGCAGTTCCGGAGATTACACATCGCAGGTGGAAAGAACTGAATCTCATGTCACCATTAAAACCGGACGAAACGCCGGATTTCAAGTTTCAAGAATTGCAAATGAAACTGTATTACACAATTTATCTATAACAGGACAATAACAGGAGGAAAAGACATGAAAATTATTGCAGTAATGTCACCAAAAGGAGGAATCGGGAAAACAACGACATCCGATTCAATCGCCTATATGTTAGGCGAGGAACAGGGAAAGAGAGTGCTTGTGTTAGATGGAGACCCACAGGGAGACACATCAAAGACGTTCGGAGTGTACGAACCGGACGGAATCGGCATGAGTGAACTGCTTGAGAAACATGAGTGTGTCGGAGGTACATATAAAACAGGCGACTTGATTCGCCCGACAGAGTATTCACACGTTGACATCATTCCGGCGAATGGCTATCTCATGAAAACGGACATGAATTTGCTGCTCAAGTCAGAGGACAATCAAGTCACACGATTGCGTGAGGCGTTGGAGGAGGTCTCCGATGCATATGATTATTGCGTTTGTGACTGCGGGCGATTGCTTGACATGGTAGTCATTAACATTCTGATTGCAGCAGAACTCATTATTGCTCCGGTAAAGGTTGGAGGATATGAAATCGAGGCATTGCAGAACCTTGAGGAGCAGATTGAGGATTTGAGAGACATCAATCCGGATTTGAGAATCAAGGCACTCATGACAATGCGACAGAAAAACAAGACCTCTCTTGAGGTGGAGGAATGGTTGAAAACAGAATCCGGATTTGACATGTTCGTCACACCGATTCGTCGCTCTATCATTGCAGAGAAATCAACAACGGCGATGATTCCGCTCCCGAAATTTTCAAAGAGAGGAATTGTGTCACAGGATTACAGATGCGTTGTGCATGAGTTGCTCAAGGAAATGGAGGAATAGGCATGGAAAACGACACAATACAAATCCTTGAGTTATTCGGAGGGATTGGGTCGCCTCGATGTGCCTTGAGAAATTTGAACATTCCAACAAAAGCGATTGATTATGTGGAAATCAATGAAAAAGCAGTACAGTCATACAATTCGATGTTCCGTGAGGAATTAGCATATAAAACACAAACGGTCGTCGGATGGAACTTGAAACCGGACATTCTGATTCATGGTTCGCCTTGTCAAGATATGAGCATCGCAGGGCATCAAGGGAAAGCGACCGGAGAGGGCAGAATCAACAGAGGAAAAGGTTCAGACGAGGGCAGCGGAACACGTTCCTCCCTTATGTGGGAGACAATACATATCATCGAGAACATGGGAGAATGGCGACCTCGATATGTGATATGGGAAAATGTGAAAAACGTGAAATCGAAATACATGAGACCGAATTTTGACAGGTACATGGTTGAAATGGAGCGGTTAGGATATACGAATAATTTTGAGGTACTGGATGCAAGAGAGTTCGGATTGCCACAGGCGAGAGAGCGAGTGTTCACGGTTTCTGTTCTAAACGGAGAGAGATTTGAGTTTAACGACCTTATAAGAACACCGATGCGGAACTTGCAGGAGTTTCTTGAGGATGATGCAAGCGTTCCGGACATTTACGATGTGACACAACCGTCTGTCCTTGCGTGTATCGGAGAAAAAGGCATCCGCAGGGCAACGGTTATCACAGATTGTGCATATACCATCACGACAAGACAAGACCGGACACCTGCACAAGTCATCGACCGAGGCGATGGACGTTATCGGTATTTGACAGAGCGGGAATGTTGGCGATTGATGGGATATACCGACGAGGATTTCGACAGGGCGAAAGCAGTTCAGCAGAGGAACGGGAAATATTACAAAGCATTATACGACCAAGCGGGAAACAGCATCGCCGTTCCGATATTCGAGAGCATATTCAGAAAAATAATTTTGCATGAGGTCGCATGAGACCGGAAAGAGAGGAATAAACATGGGAGACATTATCAAAACAGCACAATGCAGGTTTTGCGGTCAGATGGTACAGATTGAGACCGACAAGGAACTAACACAGCCACAGGCAGAGGAACAGGCAACAATGACATGTAACTGCACGGAGGCGGTCGAGTATCAGAAAGAGAAACAGAGGAAAGAAAAAGCAATGATGAATGTATCTGCCCTGTTTGGAGAGAACGCAGCACCGGACAAGAGATGCGGTGAGGGCATCGTAAACATCTTAAAGGCAGCAGTTGAGGAGATTTACACTGGAGGACTTGCAAAAGTCACATTGAACCTCCGAGGGGGGGGTCAAAGCATCAATTTCACAGAATGCAAAGGGTGAAATCAACGTCGAGCGTACAGAAACAAAGAAACAGAAACTCACAGAGTAATGACAGGAGGTTGAACAGATGGCAGCAGGATTCAGCGTGAAAGACGCACTCAACAAGAACAGCAAAGCGGGGATTGACGAATCTCCGAGAGCAAGATTCCGGACAAAAGACATCTCAATTTTCAAGATGTACCGGAATGATATGAATTTTTACAGTGTAGAGCAGATTGAGGAACTGGCAGGAGACATCCTCATGTATGGCTTGAAACAGAATCTCGAACTCGTATATGCACCGTGCGAAAAGGGCGAATATAGAATCGTGGCAGGTGAAAGACGGTGGGAGGCTCTCAAACATCTTGTATCAAAGGGATATAAAGAATTTGAACTTGCGACCAGTAAATTGACGACACCACAGGACGATGACGAGGAGCAGGTTGAAATCATAATTGCGAACGCATACCGTACAAAGACAGTTTCAGACATGATTGAGGAGGAAACACGCCTCAAGGCATCTCTTGAGCGTATGAAAGCAGCGGGAAAGAAAATCAAGGGATATGACCTGCAATCCGGACGATTGAGAGAGGTGATTTCCTCAATGCTGCACATGAGCAAAACAAAGGTTGCTCAAATAGAGGCAGTCAACAACAATCTGATTCCGGAATGGAAAGAGGAACTCAAGGGCGAACGCCTCACATTTTCCGCAGCCTATGAATTGAGCGGGATGACAGAGGACGAGCAGCGGGAGGCACTGGGGAAATTCACAGAAACCGGAGAACTCACGCACAAAGATGTGAAAGACATGGATTGAAAAGGGTCTTGTGACAGTAACGGAAACACTGGGAGGAATCAAGACAGATTACAAATATATCATCAAATATCTTGAGGATTTGGTGAGGGAATACAACCTCAAACCGCAGTTGATTTGTTACGACCCGCACAACGCATCGGCGTTCCTGTCAGACCTTGAGGCGATGGGATTTGATTCAATTTCTGTCACACAGACAGCAAAAGAGTTGAACGATGCGACCGTCGATTTCAGACTTGAGATTCTTGCGGGTAATGTGGAGATTGAGGGAATGGAAGTCGGCAAAGAGGGCAACAAGATAGTTGTTCCGGTTGACAGCCTGCTTGTTTGGTCGATTGCGAACGCAAAGACCATTTCAAACAACTACGGCGAAATAAAGATTGACAAGGACATCACGACAGAACGAATCGACCCGATTGACGCTATCATCGACGCATGGAAACACGCAATGAAAGAAGAATACCGTCCGGATGTGAACGAAACTGTCAATGAATGGCTTGAGCAATATGAAAAATACATGAAGAAAGGCGGTGAGAAATAAATGAATCCGTTTCAGAGATTAGGAGTAAAAATTTCAAATTGGTGGAGAGGTGAACCACAGGACAGCGGAGGCGTTGTGACACTGAACTCACCGTCATTCCTTGAGCGGATAGGACTAAAAAGAAAAGGGAAACCGACATCAGAGGTCACATATTTCACATGTCTCAAGATGCTGTCAGAAACCCTTGCAAAAATGCCTATCAAATATTATCAGAAAACGGACAAGGGAATCATTGAGGCAGAGGCGACAGATACATCAAAACTGCTCTCAAAAAGACCGAATCCGTTCATGACACCAACAACATTTTGGAACACGGTTGAAATCAACCGCAACCATTACGGAAACGGCTATGTGTATATGAGAAAGAAGTTTGACCGAAAGAAATTCGGCGGTGAAATAAAAATCGTTGATTTGTGGGTCATGCAGTCAAATTGTGTGCAGATAGTCGTTGATGATGCAGGGATATTCGCAGGAGTGGGGCGTTTGTGGTACGTCTACACAGACCCGACATCCGGTCGTCAATATGTGTTCAGTACAGACGAGGTGATGCATTTCAAGACATCTTTCAGTTTTGACGGAATCACAGGACTACCAGTGCAACAGATATTAAGAGACACGGTTGCAGGTGCATCCGAATCACAGTCGTTCATGAATAACTTGTATGAGAGCGGTCTGACGGCAAAGGCAACTCTTGAATATACCGGAGAATTGAACGAAAAGGCAAAAGCAGCACTTGTCAAGTCGTTTGAGGAGTTCGGCAGTGGAGCAAAGAACACAGGAAAAATCCTGCCTGTTCCGTTAGGAATGAAACTCACACCTCTTGACATCAAACTGACTGATTCACAGTTCTTTGAACTGAAAAAATATAACGCCTTGCAAATCGCCGGAGCGTTCGGAGTGAAACCGAATCAAATCAACGATTATTCAAAGTCGTCATATAGCAATAGCGAGATGCAGCAGTTATCATTCTACGTCGACACGGAACTGTTCATCATCAAGCAGTATGAGGAGGAAATCAATTTCAAAATGCTACCGGATGAAGATACAGACGACGGATATTATTACAAATTCAACGAAAAGGTATTGTTCCGCACCGATTCAAAAACGCAGATGGAGTATTTGAGAAACGGTGTCAATGGAACGATTATCAAACCGAATGAGGCAAGACGTAAACTCGACATGGAAGATGCGGAGGGAGGCGATGTCCTACTTGCGAACGGTAGCATCGTACCGTTGACGATGGCGGGTGCAGCATATTTGAAAGGTGAATCCGAGCAGGAGAACACCGATGAACCGGAGCAACCGGAGAAAGAAACAGAGCCGGACACAGAGCAGCCGGACACAGCAACAGAACCGGACGAAACCGACACGGCAGAGGACGAGACTGACGAGGAGGGAGGTGAATAAGCATGGCAAAGAAAAGACGTTTTGATTTCACAAAGAAAAATAAACGCAGCGGAAAAGTTGAGAATGTCGGCTATTTGGATTTAGAGCAGGACGAGGAGCAGAGCAGATGTTCCTTGTATTTCTACGGTGACATTGTATCAGCGACATGGGAATCTATGTGGTATGAGGAGGACAGATGCCCGCAGGACATCGCAGATTTCCTCAACCAGTTAGATGGATATGAGGACATTGACATCCATTTCAATTCCGGCGGTGGAGATGTATTTGCAGGACTGGCAATCTACAACCAGTTAAAGCGATATGACGGACACAAAGTCGGATATGTTGACGGAATGGCTGCATCCATTGCATCAGTCATCATGTTTGCATGTGACGAACTGCATTTCGCAACAGGTGCTCAAGCAATGATTCACAAACCGTTATGCATGGCATACGGAAACGCAGACGATTTCAAGGCAGTCATAAAGCAGTTGAATCTCTGCGAGGATTCAATTCTTGATGTCTACATGGAACATGTGCAGGAGGGTGTCACAAGAGACAAAATTCAATCTCTCATGAGCAATGAGACATGGTTCGACAGTAAGAAGATGCAACAGTATTTCAATGTTGAAATCGAGGAAAAGGCAGCAGTTGCAGCGTGTGCATCTGACTTTTTCGAGAAATACAACAATATTCCGGAGGCACTCAAGGGAATCGACACAAAGGACATTGTCGATGCGGTAATTGCGGAATTGGAAAACCGGAACAATGCAGCAGCAGAGGCAGAGAAACAGAGAATCGAGGCAGAAAAGCAGCAGATTCTTGATGATTTATACCTTTATGGTATGTAAGAAATGGAGGACAGAAAGTCATGAATAAGGAATTACAGAAGTTATTAAAGCAGATTAACGACAAGAAAAATGAAGTCAAGAGCCTTGTTAACGATGGAAAACTCGACAAGGCAAGAGCAGCAAAGGAGGAACTCGTAGAATTACAGAACAGATTCGACCTCCTCTATGATTTGGACGAGGACGAGCAGGACGACATCGAGAACAAGGTCAAGGATGGAACTGCAAAGCAGGTCGGCGGGGATGTCAAGCCGGACAAAAAGAACATCGTGAAATCATTTGTCAACATTGTCAAAGCCGGATTCCTGCACAAAGAGGCAGACGAGGCAGACATCAAGGTGTACAAGGATGCACTCACATCCGACACAACCGCAGGAAGTGAGGGAGAGGTCGGAATCGGCGTGACAATTCCGGAGGACATCAGAACAGACATCATCGAGTTGCGTCGTTCATCCGACAACCTTGAACAGTATGTCAATGTCGAGGGCGTAACAACTAAGACAGGAACACGAAACATTGAGGTTGATGCAGAATCAACACCATTTGACAATGTTGACGAGGCGGCGGATTTTCCGGAGATGGACGAACCGGAATTTTTACCGATTGAGTACAAGGTAAAGAAAAAGGGTGGAATCCTCAAGATGACAGCAGAGTTACTTGAGGACACAGCATCCAACATCATGGCATACATCAACAAATGGATTGCCAAGAAAACAAAGGCAACCCGTAACGCAATGATTCTCAAGGCACTCAATGAGATGACAAAAGGGAAAGAGGTCACAGTCGAGAACCTTGACAGCCTCAAGGACATTTTCAATGAGCAGTTAGACCCTGCAATCGCTGACAATGCAGTTGTTATCACAAATCAGAGCGGTTTCAACTACCTTGACAAGTTAAAGGATAAAGACGGCAACTATATTTTACAGAAAGACCCGACACAGCAGACAAAGGGAAAGATGCTTTTCGGTGAATATCCTATCATCAAATTATCAAAGAAAACTCTTGCATCCGAGAAGATTATGAACACCGATGGTCACACAATCGACGGGTACAAGCATCCTATTTTCTGCGGTGACTTAAAAGAGGCAGTCACACTCTTTGACAGAAACGTCCTCACAATCGACCTCAATGACAAAGGTGCGGGTTTATGGGATAAGGACATGACCGGAATCAAGGTGCGTGACCGTTTCGATGTGCAGCCTGTTGACAAGGGAGCAGTCATCAAGGGTCAGATTACAGAAGTTATCAACGGGTAATATGGCAGCAGGGCGGTGAATCCGTCCTGCTATTGAAAGCAGGTGAGAACATGACGGATGAAGAAAAAGAGAAGTACAGAGGCGGTCTGATTGCTACATGCAAGACATATTGTCACATCGACTATGATGACGACATCGAAATCCTTGAATTGATGCTTGACACGACACTGGATGAAATGACGGAACTGATTCAGAATTTCGACCGGAACAACCTCACAAGCCGTCAAAAACTGCTTACATTTATGTCTGTGAAAGAACTGTATGACAACCGTGACAAGTACAGGAGCGACACGAAAACGCTATCCGCTGCCGTTTCCTCTATGCTGTTGAAAGAGATATACGGAGGTGCAGCAGAATGACAGGCAGAATCAAGATAATTCGCAAGACAACAAGTGTTGTTGACGGTAGACGACAGCAGGAGGAAAAGGAGTTTTTCTCATGTTGGTGTGATGTTAAGAGTTTGGGAACAAATGAAAAATACAATGCGTTGCAGATAGGTCTTGAGAACACAATCATGTTTGAAACGAGAGCCTGCGACAAGATGGAGGAAATCAGATTGAATCTGAAAGAGTTCTACGCAGTATATAAAGGCGTTGAGTTCAAGATATATGATGCGTGTCCGATGTTCACAGACGACAGAAAATATCAGTTGAAATGTAGAGCGGGAGCATAGTGTCATAATCTGACACCGGAGGTGATGCAGTGAAAATCGAAATGGAATTTCAAGGCTTGAAAGAACTCATGAAAGCATTTGAGGACGCAGCAAGCGACGAGGACATAAAAGAGGTCAATCAAAAGATTGTAAAGCAAAGCGAACCAGTTGTGAAAAACATCATGTCCGGCAAAATTCCGAAATCGGCAGACATCAAATTATCCGGTAGAGGCTTCGGTTCAAAGTCATCCGTGACATCACATGCAGCGGACAGCATACCGATGGGAGCAGTCAAAATGAAAGACACAGGAGCAACAGCAGATGTCGGATGGGAAAAGTCGGATAATAGCGAACACTTTTATGTGAAATTCATAAACTGGGGAACTATCTATCAACCGCCTCAAGAATTTATTTACGCAACAGGGCGTGAGGCAGATGCGGAACTGCAAAAAATCGCAGAACAGGAATATCAATCCTATTTAGACAACACATTGAAATGAGGTGAGAGCATGAGCAGCAGTCCGGACATCATCAAAGATGCATCCGACGCATTGAGACCTATATCAGACAGAGGAATCACTGTGATGCAAGGATGGTATGACAAAGACATCCATGACAGACATGTGACATTGTGGGATTTGGGAGAAAATGACGAGAATTTTTCGGACGACGATGCAGAGGGAGTGACGCTGTCAGTGCAGGTCACTATATTTTCGGAAAGTGACGAGGTTGAACTGGCAAGGGAAATCAAGTCAATCATGAAAGAAAATGATTTTTCGTTCGAGGGCAGGAACGGAGACGATTCCAAGCCGGAGGACGGAATCTATATGAAAGCACAAAGGTTTTCAAAGTTTTATGAAATGGAGGAATAGACATGAGCGAAACAGTAACACAGGTTAGCGAGACAGAACAGAAGATTGTCAGAAGTAGAACATGCGGTTGTAGAGATTTTTACATCGCAAAACTCACACAGAATGATGCGAAAGCATACGTTGCAGAAACTCCGGTCAAACTGGCAAGAGCAATCAAAGCAAAGGTTGACGAAAAGTGGAGTTCTGAAAAGATTTACTCTGACGATGGAACAGAGGAAGTCATCAATTCCTATGAGGGAACAGAAATCGAACTTGAGGTCAATGCACTTGCACCACAGGACAGACAGATTCTTTTCGGTCAGTTATACGAGAACGGTTTTCTTGTAAAAACTGCGGATGACAAAGCACCGGAGGTCGCTGTCGGATGGAGAGAAAGAAAACTCAACGGAAAGTATGATTTCAAATGGTTATACGCCGGAAAGTTCGCAGAGGGCATCAGTGAGGAGGCAAGCACAAAAGAGGGCAAATTGTCTCCGACAACAAAGAGTATCAAGGGTTCATTCTATGAGAGAAGTCTTGACAATGCGTATGAGATTTCGGTCGACGAATCAAACCTCGTTTCCGGAGACACAAAGGCAGCAGAGGCAATCAAGGCATGGTTCAGCAAAGTGCAGGAGAAAAACGGCGGTTTAGGCTAATAAGAGGACATATAACAGGAGGATAAATCATGAAAAGAAAAATTATAGTCAATAACAAAGAGTTTACAATGCAGAAAATGTCAATCGACACATACACGGAATATCTCGAACTTGCAGAGATTGTCGACGCAAAACAGAGGTATTCAAAACAGGACATTGAGGCGATGGGTCTTTTTATCTGCAAAGCATACGGAGACCAGTTCACCGTTGAGGAATTAAAGAATCCGGAGACCGGACTTGATGCAGCAGGTTTGATTCTTGAGTTCCAGTTCATCGACATGGGAATTGCAGAAGAACTCACCAAGAGAATGGAGAACATCGAGAAAAATTTTCAGAGTGGCAAGTGATACCGGAAATCGAGGTCACTTGCAGAGGTGAGAGACTTTTCATCAATTCCGTAACGGTAGAACAGTATAAAAAATACATCAGTCTCATGGAAAAGAATGACACGGAGAAATTCTCCGGAGTGATGTTTTTCAACAAAAAGATAATGCAGGAGATGTTCGGGAATGAATTGTCGCTTGCAGCAGTTGGGGAGATTGATGCAGTTGAATTTCTGACGGCAATCAAGACGGTTCATTTCATCATGCAGAACATTGTTGCAGAGAAGATGTTGAACATTGTCGAGGTTGAGCAGGTGGAAAAAGAGGCATCCGCATTCGATGACTATGACCGTGAAAATGGATATGAGGACGAGGATGAACAACCGGAGGAAAATCAATGGAAAGTCTGCGGGGAAATTGTTGACCGTGTTGTAAAAATTGCGATTCGGCTATTGAAAAACTCATACAGTCAATGCATGAAAGAGAACATTGTCACGTTGTTGGACTACTTAAAATTTGAATTAGATACAATCAACGAAAATCAGTAAGAGAGGAGGCGACCGAATGGCTTATACAAGCGTCAAAATATCAGCAGATTCGAGCAGTTATCAATCGCAAATGAAATCAGCAGCATCGCAGATGAAAGTCCTGTCTGCGGAATATACGACGGCAGCGACGAAAGCAAAGTTGTTCGGGTCGGAAACAGACAGCCTCAAGGCAAAAGCCGAATCGCTCACTCAAAAAATCACGGTGCAGAAAAACATCGTGAAATTGAACAGTGAGCAGCAGGAGAAGTTGACAAAGAAACTGTCAGACCAAAAGACAAAGCAAGAGGAACTCAAAACAAAGATTGATGCTGCAAAAGAGGCTTATGAGAAATCGACAGCAGAGACCGGAAAGAACTCCGAACAGTCAAAGGCACTCAAAGAGGAACTTGACAAGTTAGAGAAAGAGTTTACCGCAAATGAGACAGCAATCGGAAAGACGGAGACTGCACTTGCAAATCAGACAGTAAAGACGGAAAAGTCAAAAACTGCCCTCATGAACATGGAGGCAGAACTAAAAAATGTTAATGACCAGTTAAAAGATAATAAACTTGAAAAATTTGCGACTGCTTGCGATACGGCAGGAACAAAGATGGAAAGTTTCGGAAAGAAAATGTCGGTTGTATCTGCGGGGATTGCGGGTATTGGTGCAGCATCAATCAAAGCATTCACAGAACTCGACGAGGGTTACGACACGATAGTGACAAAGACCGGAGCAACCGGAGAGGCACTTGAGGGTTTGACAAAGTCTGCGGATAATGTTTTCGGCACAATGCCGGAGGATATGTCAACGGTAGGTGAGGCAATCGGAGAGGTCAACACAAGATTCCATACAACAGGAACAGAACTTGAAAAGACCTCAAAACAGTTCATACAGTTTGCAACAATCAACGGAACAAACGTCACGCAGTCAGTTGACCAAGTTGACAAAATTATGAAAGCGTGGAACGTCGATGCATCACAGACGGGAAACTTGTTAGGATTACTCACGGCAAAGGCACAGGAAACAGGAATCTCTGTTGATACATTAGAGGGATATGTCCTCGACAATAACGCACAATTCAAAGAAATGGGATTGTCATTGCCTCAAGCAATCAATTTAATGGCTCAATTCGACGCAAACGGTGTTGATTCAACTCAAGCAATGGCGGGTCTGAAAAAAGCATTACAGAACGCCACATCAGAGGGAAAATCAATGGACGAGGCGTTGTCAGATACTATCGGCAGCATCAAGAACGCAAAGACAGAGACCGAGGCGATGCAGATTGCAACGGAATTGTTCGGAAAAAAAGGTGCTGCGGAAATGACAAAGGCAATTCGTGAGAACAGAATTGACCTCACCAGTCTTTCGTCATCAATGGAGGAATACGGTTCAACAGTCGAGGACACCTACAACGGAACACTCGACCCGATTGACAATGCAAAGGTTGCAATGAACAATGCAAAACTGGCGTTGTCGACACTGGCATCCACAGCACAGACATCCGCAGCACCCATGATTGAAAAATTGACCGGAAAGATTCAAGAGTTGACGCAATGGTTCACGTCGCTCTCTCCGGCACAGCAAGAAACAGTTCTCAAAGTTGGTCTTGTGGTCGCTGCCATCGGTCCGTTGTCAATCGGATTCGGAAAAGTGGCAAAGGGAATCTCTGACACGGTAACGACCGGACAGAAATTTGTGTCCGGAGCTGCAAAGATAATTGCAAAGATTACGGCAAAGACAGCAGCCACGGCAGCAGGAACGGCAGCAGATACGGCAGGAACAGCAGCCACGGCAGCACATACGGCAGCTACAACAGCAGCCACGGCAACAACCGGAGGAATGACAGTGGCACAAACGGCACTCAATGCAGTTATGAACTTGTGTCCGATTATTTTAATTGTAACACTGATTGCCGGACTGATTGCAGCAGGTGTCGCACTATATAAAAATTGGGATAAGGTCAAAGAAAAACTGTCCGAATTGTGGGGCAACATCAAAGAAAAATTCAATGCAATCAAAGAGACCATCACGGGAGCATTCACGAAAGCGAAAGAGGCGGTCACAAATAAGGTCAAGGAAATCGGTGACAACATAAAAAATAGCAAAATAGGACAAGCTGCATCGAAAGTATTCAACGGCGTAAAGGACACGGTTCACAATGTCATGTCGGCAGCGACCGAAACGGCAAAGGAAAAACTGGGGAACATGAAAACCGCCTATGAAGAAAACGGAGGCGGTATCAAGGGCGTTGTTGCTGCCGGATGGGAGGGAATCAAAGGATATTATTCAGCAGGATTCACATTCGTTGATAATTTATCCGGAGGGAAACTCTCTGAAATCAAATCAAAATTCTCTGAAAAGACATCGGAAATCAAAACAAAGGTTTCCGAGGGTTGGGAGAACATGAAAACCACCGTCACCACAAAAATGACGGAATGGAAAACCAACGCATCAAACAAACTGAATGAAATAAAGACGAATTTCTCAACAAAGGTTTCAGACATCAAGTCAAATGTTTCAACAGGTTGGGAGAATATGAAAACCACCGTCACCACAAAAATGACGGAATGGAAAAATAATGCATCGAATAAATTGACGGAAATCAAATCCGGATTTTCCTCAAAGGTTTCGGAGATAAAAACGAAATGGTCGACGGATTTCACGAACATAAAGGACAAGGCAACCTCGCTCATGGAGACGGCAAAGTCCAATGTTTCAACGAAACTCAATAATATGAAATCCGCATACAGTGAAAAGGGCGGGGGAATCAAGGGAATCGTGTCTGCTACGTTCACAGGCGTAAAGGACACAATGAACTCTCTCATGAGTACGGCGAACACTCTGACAGGCGGGAAACTTGACAGCATCAAATCAGCATTCTCAAGCAAATTAGCGAGTGCGAAATCGACCGCATCATCTGCGATGGAGAATATCAAGTCGTCATTTTCCTCAAAAATGGAATCCGCACACGGAGTGGTGACAGGTGCATTGTCGAGAATCAAATCGGCATTCAATTTCAAGTGGTCATTGCCACATTTGAATTTGCCACACATCAGTGTGTCCGGAGGTGTCGCACCGTTCGGAATTGGAGGAAAAGGTTCACTCCCGTCATTCTCGATTCAGTGGTATAAATCCGGCGGTATTATGACAAATCCGACTGTGTTCGGAATCAACGGCAACAGCCTCATGGTAGGAGGCGAGGCGGGTGACGAGGCAATCTTGCCACTTGCGGAATTTTACAACAAATTGAACAGCATCCTTGACAAGAAACTTGATGCAGTTCAGAAATCACAAGTTGTGTATGTGACAAATCACACATACATTGACGGCGACGAAATCGCAAGCAGAACCGTGTCAAAGGTAGATGCGGAAATGGTAACAAATAAACGAAAAGGGAGGTAAAACAGGGCGATGAAAATAAACGGAATAGACATCAAAAAATACGATGCAAAGCAGTTGACCGCCGATGTGCAGCCTCCCTCTTTTTCTAATTCATACGAATGGTTGACGGGTGCAGCACTGCCGACGGAATTTGAGACAGAGGTTCAGATGGGTCATTTGAAACTGTCAATATATTTCAAAGGCAAGGACAGGAACAACATCATCCGTGCTGCATCGGAGTTCATGAGCAATTTCACAAAGGCTTGCAAGATGGAACTCGACGGCTACAAAGGAACATACATCGGATTCATCACAACGAATGACTATGAAAAAAAGAATGTAAAACAGAGGTACATTGTAAACCTCGAATTTGACGGTTTTTTTGTCGATGACGACCTCTCAATCACATTTGACGGGAAAACCTCTGCATCGTTCTATAAAGTGGGTACAAGAGACGCTCCGTGCGTTGTAGAGGTATATGCAAAGAGTGCCTTGACGAATTACACAATCGCCGGACTGGGAGAGGACGACATCATCATTGAGAGTTTGGCAGCAGGAAAGACGGTTGTGATAGACACAAAGACCGGACTTGTGACAATCGACGGGGCAAATGCATTCGACAAGGTGAACATGTGGACGTTTCCGGTATTAAAGACCGGAGAAACAGCACTCACATTCTCCAACACAAAGGCGAGAGTGACTATCAGATACACGCCTATGTGGATTTAGGAGGTGAGAACATTGCAGATTTTTAATGACAAAAAGAAAAGAATCGGAACATTGTCCGGATTCAAGGATAGGGAAATCACCACGACACTGGATTCCGGAGACAAAGAGTTGTCGTTCAGTTATCCGGCAGCGGGAGCGTTGGTCGACTTGCTAAAAGAAGAATACTATATACGCACAAAAACGGACGAATTTGTTATCAAAGCAGTCGAAAAGGGTGAACAGTTCAACAAATATACAGCCGTCCTCAATGTAGAGGAATTGGAGGGAACGCCGTTCCCGTATGGTTTTGAATCGAATGAACAAACAATCAAAGCGTGTCTTGAGTTTGCGTTCGAGGGTACTGGATGGCATGTCGGAACATGCACGGTAAAAAAGAAAAGAACTATTGACGAGCAGGAGAGCGTCACGGCATGGGATGTCCTGCAAAAGTGCCTCACAACATACCGCTGCGAGTGCATCATCCATTCACTGACAAAGACAATCGACATATATGACAGGATAGGCAGCGACAAAGGATGCTATTTCATGGAGGGATTGAACCTCCGGAAAATATCATTGAAATCGGACACATACGATTTTTACACAAGAATCTATCCGATAGGCAAGGACGGCATCACACCGGAGTGGCTGACCGGAAAAGATTACATCGACAATTTTCAGTATAGTTCCAAAATCAAGGCGTATGTTTGGAAAGACGAAAGATATACCAATACCACAAGTCTGATTGAGGATGCGACAGCAAAGATTGAGGAAATGTCAAGACCATACAAGGCATACACCGCAGAGGTGGTTGACCTTGCGAAAGCATCAGAGGAATACAAAGACATTCTCTCATACGGAATCGGAGATACAGTCACGCTTGTGTCAAAGAAAACGAGGACGAGGGAAAAGCAAAGGATTGTCAAAATCACAGAATATCCGGAATCACCGGAAAAGAACACGGTTGAGATTTCCAATGCGAGAAAGACATTCGCAGAGATTCAGAAAGAGGAGACGGCAGCAGCCACAGAGGAGGCGGTCTCCATCTCAAACAGGGCGACAAAGAAAGTCCTTGAGAGTTATTCGACTACGGAGGAAATAGAAACCAAAATCACGGCATCAAAAGAGGCTATTGAGGAGGGCGTTTCCTATAAACTAAAAAATTATTATACGTCGGTCGAGATGGATTCTTTGATAAAAGCGACAAAGGATGAAATTTCACAAGAGGTCAAACATGTGGAGGAAAATTCGATGCACAACTATGTTGTGAACGGAGATTTTTCAAACGGGTTTGATGATAATTGGTACAACAGTGACGAGACAAACAACTCTGTGATGGATGTGTCCGGTTTGGGTACGGTTGCGAAAATACTGAAAACATCCTCAAGCGGTTCATATATACGGCAGAATTTAGGAAAAATACCTGCGGGAACATATCGTGTGAGATATAGGGCAGCAACAGCAGCAGGGTACGAAAGCACGGCAAGGGTGCAGGTGGGAGCGTTGGGAAGTTATTCAACAACATCATCCGGAGCGTTAAAGAGTAAAGAGTTCACAACGATTGAGCGTGAAATCACGGTATCAGAGGGAACGAAATACGTTTACATTTACGCATATACTCAAAATGCACCAGTGTACATTACAGATATTGAGGTGTTGGGTCTGTATTCGTTGTATGCGGATGCAAAAATTCAAGTGACTGCGGAGAAAATCACATCCGAGGTCAACAAAAAGGTGAACGAGGATGATTTCGGAACACTTATCACACAGAATGCATACAATGTCCGAATTGCATTCAACAAAGGCAGTTCGTACATGCAGTTTGATTCGACCGCAATCACAATGTACACCGGAACGATTACGGATAACCAAAAAAGAACACGATTTGACTACAACGGAACTCATTTCTATCGTGACGGATATTATGTCGGGAAAATCGGAACGAACACTATGAAAGACAACGACAGTCAGAGAGGACTTGTCTTTGATATAGAGAGCAACACCGCCTATATGTCATGGTCAAACAAAGAAAGTGCAAATGCAAGTGTGTACACAATGAAATGGTCGTACTGCACACAGCAGTGTGGAAATTACGAGGCGAACATGCTACATGCGGGGGCAGACATCAACATGCATTTCTTCACATTAAGGAATGTAAGTTTTGAGGATGGCTCAATAAGTGGAACGCTCACATTCAAACAACCTTTAGAAGTAGGCAGCGACGGGAAACTGATAAAGTGGTCAACGGCGACGCTTGAGTTCAAAAGAGGAATATTAGTGTCCGGAACATGGAGCAATGGATAAAACAGGAGGAAAAGAAATGCAGATGAATGACGAAAATATTCAGACAGAGGAAGTCAAACGAGCAGCAGAACCGGAGTATAAAATTCCGGAAGATGCTACCGACAACTCGAGACCAAACGAAACAGCAGAGGTTGTGACGAGGGAAACAGCAGAGGAGACAAACACAGAACTCTTGCAGAGTATTGACAAGAAACTTGACATGCTACTTGCAGCACAAACAGCGACACAGGCTACAAAGGAGGAATAATCATGAATACACCGCTTGCAGTAAGAATTGAATGTGCAAAGGGAGAAATCCTCAACGCTATGGCGACGATACAGAAAAGACATGCATTGCCTCCGTGCATCATGGACGGAGTTTTGTCCTCCGTACTGGCAGAGGTAAGGAGCGAGGCAAAGATTGAACTCATAAACTCAACAAATACAATGATGGCAGAAAAAAACGAGGAACTTGAAAAGGCAAAGAAAGCAGCAAAGAGAGTTCTGAAAACAGAACCGGACGAGGAACAGCCGGAGCAGGATGAACCGGAGAATCCGGAGAAATAAGAAGTAAACACCGAGAGGAGGTGAGAGCATGGCAGCATTGACGAAACTGACAACGAACATCAATCTTGAAATGTCCGGAGACACTAAAAGATATTTAGTATCTGCAAAGCAGGGAGACAAGGCAACACGATTCATTGTCGCAAGACTGCTCAACAACGGTGAACCGTACACAATCCCGACGGGTGCGAGAGCGGTCATCAACATTACAAAGCCGGACGGAAAGCATGTGTATAACACATGTTCATATTCCGGTTCGGATGTGACGGTCGAATTGACGAATCAAGCACTTGCAGCCTCCGGAACAGCATATTGCGACATTGAAATCCGGACAAGCGATGATTCACAGGTTATCACATCCGCATCATTCACAATGGAGATTGAACCGTCACAGAGAAATGAAAATGCTATCTTGTCAGCGAATGAGTTCACAGACCTTGAGAACCGGATTGCAGGACACATCAAGAATATTGATGACACGGATGCAGCAGTCAAGAAAGCGGAATCCGCAAGAGTGGTCGCAGAGAATGCGAGAGTGAAAGCGGAATCCGCAAGGGAGACGGCAGAAAATAAGCGACAGGAAAATGAGAACATCCGCATCCAACAGGAGCAGCAGAGGCAGCAGGACACCTCACAGGCGGTCAAGAATACGAACGATGCAACGGATGAATCCAAGAGGGCGACAACAGCCTGCAAAGAGGTCACAGAGCGGGCAGAGGACGCATTGCAGAATCAAGAGCAGCTTGAGGCGACATTGAACACGGCGACACAGATTCGACAGGATGTGTCACAGATGCAGACAGCAGTTGCGGAGGCAAAGAAACAGGTCGAGCAGGACAAAAAGGATATTGATGACACGATTCAAAATTCACTGCTTGCATCAGCAGAGAAAATCCTTGAGAGCGTGCAGGACTATTTCAACCGTGCAGAGGCGTTATATTCGAGCATGTATCTTGATTGTGACGGAGAAACGCCGTATCTGCGAACGGTGACACCGGTATTCATCGACGGAGCAACGCCACAGGTCAGAAATGCGAATGAGGGCGTTGATTTTGACGGAGGAACGCCGACCTCCCGACAATTAGCAGTATAATTCCATGATACTGGAAACAGACGGCGAAACGAACACAAAGGAGTGATTGTGTGATATATTCCATAATCACGGAGCAAAGGAGGTTGAACAATGGCAGCAATCAGACCATGCACCGGAACAACGGCAGACTGGAAAGCAGTTGAGGACACTCTGATTCTCAAGGAAAGAGAAATCGGAGTTGAGATTGACACATCCGGTCATTATCAAATCAGACAGGGAGATGGTAAAAAGAAATTCTTTGACCTGCCGATTATCGTCAACAATGCCCGTTATGAGGAAATACTGACATTGACACAGGGATATATGAACACAGTGAACAATTTCAGCAAGAACATGACAGAGGCGACGAACAGTGCAAACGGTGCAGCAACAACGGCAAACAATGCAGCGTCGACAGCAAGTGCAGCAGCAAAAGCGTGTCAAGGCATTGTGAACGGTCTCAACACTATGGTTGACACCGTCACAAAGAAATCATGTGTCCTCACGGTTGAGGATGGAATTTTGACGATAAGGGAGGCGTAAAAAATGGCAAGTGGAGACTTGATTGTAAAAGTAGCAGACAAAGACACACTCGACCGCACATATGCGAATACAAACGCTATACTGGCAGCAGTCGGGGAAGATGTAAGAATAAAGGGTGTAAAGCGTTACGGAATGAAAATCAACAAAAATGACAGCAATCCGGCGACACGATGCACATATCTTTTCGATGCGGTGGGAATGACACCTGCTGCGATGAATTATTCTGCCGGACGGTTCGATTTTGGAGACTGGGGAAACGTCTTTTTTGTAAAGAACAATTATCCGGCAATGGTCAAATATGACGGTACAGAAGATTATAAACTCGACCCGAACGACCACACAAAGAAAGCAGACGGAAAAACGGCATCCGATGTCTCAAACACGGCATACGGAGGAAATGCAATGAGCGTATTCGATGGCAGCGGTGACAAGGGCAAGATTTGGCTCTCACAGTTTGAGGTCGGAAATTATGAGTACATGATTATTTCAAACGTCCAGTACGATGAATCATACAACGATGACGCATATGTCAGAGAGGACGGCTCACATGCAGACAAACTCTATTTCCCGATGTTCGGCGGTTCGTATGACGGAACACGCATCCGCTCACTTGCAGGACAGGCACTCATGTACAACACAAACGCATCAACAGAGATTGCAAGAGCAAAGGCAAACGGTGCGGGATGGAATATCGGCTCATGGAGCAAACGAAACCTGTTGAATTGCATGCTCAAGATTATGTCAAAGACAGACAATTCACAGACTGCATTCGGACAGGGTCAGACATCCGGATATGTGAACGACGCATCACAGAATTATGGGCATCTTGCAACCGGAACACTCAAGGACAAAGGACAGTTTTTCGGATATAACGACACAACACATGAGGTCAAAGTGTTCTACATGGAAAAACCGTGGGGCAACCGTTGGGATAGAATCAACGGTCTGTTGATGGTAGGCGGTGAAATCCTTGCAAAGATGACACCTCCGTACAATCTGACAGGAAAGGACTTTGAAAAGGTCGGAATCACATTCGCATCATCCGGCAACGGTTATCAGAAAGGAACAAAGTCAAGCAGATTCGGACGCATTGTCAATTCAATAGGTGGCAGCAGTAGCACATACACATGTGACTATTTTTGGTGGAATGCCGGAATTACTGCGGTCGCCCTTGTCGGCGGTAGCTGTGGCAATGGCGAGTACTGCGGTGCGGATTGCTTGGATTTGAACAATTCTGCGGGCGTTGCGAGCTGGTACGTCGGTGCGTCCGTTTTCTTAGAACAGCCTATCGCTGCGTAAGCAGCAGGGGGAGGAACGGAGGGGGAACGCCTCCGCTATTCCCGCCGTTAGGCGGTGTGGTCGTTTTTAGAAAAATGAATATAGGGATATAGGGTGCGGTGTCGGGCGGTGTTCCTGCTCCCTGCGGTCGCCCTTGTCGGCGGTAACTGTAACAATGGCGAGAACTGCGGTGCGGATTACTTGAATTTGAACAATTCTGCGGGCAATGCGAACTGGAACATCGGTGCGTCCAATTTCTTCTCATATCGGAGCGTTTAATCAAATGCAGCCTATATCCCACGCCACAAGGCGAAAATCATTCCGGATATAGGGTCGGTTGAGTAAGCATAAGCACAAAAACCGATAGGAGATAAGAAAATACTATATGAGAAGTTACAACAACCTATATGAACCAATGTTGCAAGACGACTACATAAAACAGTGTTTTATAAATGCATCCAAAAAGAAAAAGAACAGGAATGATGTGCGGGAGGTATTAGAGAACCTCGATGAACACACAGAACTCTTGAAAAAGATGTTGACAGAGGAGTTGTTCATTCCGGACTATCACGAACCGAGCATTATCAACGAGAGCAGCAGCAAGAAAACACGCCGTATATTAAAACCACATTACAAATATGAGCAAGTCATTCACCATTGTGCAATAGGTCAGTTCAAACCGATTGTGATGAATGGATTGTATGAATTTTCATGCGGGAGCATTCCGGACAGGGGTGTTCATTACGGAAAGAAGTACATGAGAAAATGGCTTGATTCCTACGACGGAAAGAAATTCTTTGTTCTCAAGATGGATGTTCACCATTTCTTTGAATCCATAAACCGGAGAATCCTCAAAAGGAAACTCAAAGAGGTAATTCGAGATAAACGGTTTTATAGATTACTCTGCATACTGATTGAACATGACAAAATAGCACTCGTTGCAAAGATTTTGACGGATGCAGGCGTTGAGATAGATGCAGAGCAGACGAAAACGCTTGTCGGATGCATAGCATTTGACGACATCTCCGGAGCGTTGGAGATATTGCAGGAAATCGGCATCGCAGGAGCGATGTTCGACGAACTGAAAGAAATTATTGAGGAGATGCGAAAAGGCGTTCCGTTGGGATATTTCACATCACAATGGTTCGGCAATTTTTACTTGAAAGCACTCGACCATTACATCAAGGAGGAACTCCATGCAGAGCATTACATGCGATATATGGACGACATGGTGATACTGGGAAAGAGCAAAAAGAAACTGCACAAAATACATGCAGCAATCGAAACATATCTGAATGACAATCTCGACCTTGAAATAAAAGGCGATTGGCAGGTGTTTAGATTTGAATATCCGGTATTTGATAAAGGCGGGAATCCGGTACTCGATAAAGACGGAAAGCAGGTCACAAAGGGTCGTATGCTTGATTTTATGGGATTTCAATTTCACCATGACCGGACAACCATCCGAAAATCAAACATTGAGGCTGCGAGACGTAAGGCAAACCATATCTCAAAGCAGGATAAAATCTCATGGTATAACGCATCGGTGATGTTGTCATATATGGGATTGTTCAAACACACGGACACATACAACTATTACATTGATTACATCAAACCCAAAATCAATGTCAAGAAACTCAAGAGGATAGTTTCAAAGCATAGCAGAAAGGAGAACGAACATGACAGACTGGAAAAAGGTGACAGGAACACAGCCGGACAAGCCGGAGGAGGTCGACAGGACATCGTCGCCGTCAACGGTTTACCTGCGTAAGAACATCGAACAGGTGACAAGAGAGGTTGAGGGCAGCGACGGAAAGATGCAGACAGTGACCGAATGGCAGTACGACGAGAAAGAAATGACAGTTGAGGAATATGAGAACATGGCACTCATGAAGTCAGTCGTTGAGGAGAACACATCCGGAATCGTCGAATCAGTGACACAGTTTCAGAAAGATGCAGTCATTGACGAATACACACAGCAGTTGATTGAGGAGGGGTTGATTTAGTATGAAAATGCTTGTCGAAAGTCTCAAAAGAATGTACAAAAAAGGCACTCTCACAAAGGAACAGATTTCCGAGCGTGTCGCAAAGGGTAGTATTTCAGCAGACGAATATGAATACATCACAGGAGAGACATTCTCCGGCGGTGATGCAGAATGAGTCCGCTTGAAATTATATCACGATTGTGTGATGTGACGGAAAATCTATCGGCAATCGTGAAAAAGCAGCAAACAATCATTGAACAGTCGAAAATCGAGGAGGCGGTCAGAGCGGAACTTCGGCAGGAGGTAGAGGAAACAGACAGGGAGATGGATGTTCTCGAATACCACATGCGGAAATACTGCGACACCGACGACATCGAGGCGACAGAGTTCGGAAAGGAGAACGCCGTTGACGATTGAAATTTCCCTGTTGCTCTCCGGAGTATCTGTTGCGTTTGCGATTTTTTTTGGTATCTGCTCAAAGCAGAGAAATGAGAAAAAGGACACACAGGAAGATGCGGAACAGAGAGCAACAACCGACACAATGGTGATGATGAAACTTGAGAACATCGCAGACGACCTCAAAGACATCAAACGGGAATCGAGAGAGAACCGTGAGGAGATGAAATCATTGAGAGACCGTGTTGTCATTGTGGAACAGTCACTCAAGAGTTATCACAAGAGACTGGACGGAGAACAGCATTCCGACCGATAACAGGAGGGCAGGGAACAGGCAAGAATCAACCTCACAGAAAAGAGGCAATACATGAGAATGACAGAACAGGAACGACGCATCAGAATCCGGCATCTGAAAAGAATGTACCGGATAAGGGAGCGAAAAGAGAGACATGACAAAAAGGTGTCCGGTCTGTTCATGAAACGTGTTGTATTCACTTTGATTCTTGCAGCATTTATCTTTACAGTCGTGATGATATTTGTGTTTTTGCGGATGGGTTCAGAACCGTCGACACTGATTGAGAATGTATTCCGTTTTCTATCAGTCGAGGGCGGTGCAATGGCACTCATTAAGTCCGTGAAAACGGTCAAGGGAACAAAGTCAAACGGAGAAATACAACACAATGACGAACCGGAACAGGATGACGAGGAGGTACAAGGATGAAATACATCGTCGAGAATTGGTTTGTGATTGTGGGTCTGATTGCAGTATGTGCAGCGGGAGGATATGCAGTATATGTTTTCGTGAAAATGCCGTCAGACAAGCAGTTGAATAAAGTGAGAGAATGGCTGCTCTATGCGGTCACAAAGGCAGAAAAGGAACTGGGAGGCGGTACAGGTCAAATCAAACTGCGATATGTATATGATATGTTCGTCGCACGGTTTGCATGGCTTGCGAGAGTGATTTCTTTTGAGGCTTTTTCGATGATGGTCGACGAGGCACTTGAGAGAATGAAAAAGATGCTTGAGAACAACAAAGCGATGCAGACGCTTGTGAGCGGTGAGGCAGGTGAAACGGTTGAAAAGGATATGTGATTTCGTAACCGGAAACATGCAAACAATCATGTTGATATATGCAATCGTTGCGGTCATCGTGTGGGTGGCTGTCAATTTGTTCTTTTGGAAAATCTCTCTCGATTTAGAGAAAGAGGTTCGGGAAGAAATGAGAGACTATAAGGATTGTGATTTCAACAATACAGACGAGGCAAAATTCGGGAAATACATTACAAGGTTGACCGGATTCATTATTTCAATACCCGCTGCGTTGATGTGGTGGGGTACGCCTCTAATCGTCGGAGGCTTGATGCTATACGACAAGATACAAGAAAAGAATCCGGAATTGTGCGGATTCAAAGCAGACGATTTTGACAAGGAGGAAAACAAATGATTTCAAATTGTGGACATGATGAAAATAGAAGATACTCCGGAGGAAAAGCCGGAGACCAAACAGGTACAGAGTGGCAGGTTATAAATTGGTACAATAGACCGTGGAAATGCATTCTCCGTCATCCGGATGCAAAGGTTAGAAAAATGATTGCAAGCATGGCAAAGGCAGCAGCAGCCAACAACAAAATTGGATATGACCAGTCAGAGAGATACACGTTTTGGGAGCATCTCAAAGCATCAAATTATGACCCTGCACAGATTACAGTCGCATGTGAGGCAGACTGTTCATCCGGTATCGCTGCAATCGTAAAAGGTGCAGGTTACAGACTGGGAAATGAGAAAATGAAGAATGTGAGCATTTATCTCTATACCGGAAACATGAGAGCGGGTCTCAAGGCAGCAGGATTCGAGGTGCTGACAGAAAGCAAATATCTGACATCGGATGCGTATTTGTTTGAGGGAGATATTCTCCTCAACGACAACGCTCACGTTGCGACAAATCTGACAACAGGCTCAAAAGCGTCCGAAACATCAGCACCGAGCAAAAGCATCAATGAAGTGGCAAAAGAGGTTGTCAACGGAAAGTGGGGAAATGGTAGCGACAGAACGAACCGCCTCGCAGCAGCAGGATATGACGCAAAGGCAGTTCAGAACGAAGTTAACAGAATTTTGAAAGGAAATGCATCGACACCGAGCAAAAGCATCAATGAAGTTGCAAAAGAGGTCATCAACGGAAAGTGGGGAAATGGTAGCGACAGAACGAACCGCCTCACAGCAGCAGGATATGACGCAAAGACAGTTCAGAACGAAGTTAATAGAATTTTGAGATAGTAGGAGGAACAATCATGTTATACTATTTAGGCAAAGGAACAGAGTTCAAGAAAGAGGACTGCAAAGAGTACAAGAAACTTGATGCAGCACTCAAGGCAGCAGCAAAGGACGAGAACCTCGTCGTTTGGGATGAAACCGGAAAGGTCATCGGTTCACTCACGGATGACGTTCCGGAGGGGGCGTTGCAGACGAATCCGGACGGCAGTGTCAACACATACGATGCAGACGGGAACAAGACCGGAACAGTAGATGCAGAGACATTCAAGGAAATGACAACGGTAAATGATGATGTGAGCGAACTTGCAACCGGAGACAATGAGCAGGAAACACAGCAGGAGAACGCAGAGGACGACGAGAACGCCTCAAACGAGGACAAGGCGACAAATCCACCGACCGAACAGGAAAACGGCGAAAATGGAGCGAATACGGAGGCAGACGAGGCAACAGAGGACGAGCAGGAGGACAAGGTCATCATCCCGCAGGGCAAAATGAGAGTGACTGTCGTTTGCGATGGTTCGCTCAACATCAGACGTTCAGCAGCGTGGGGCAATGATAACATCTGCGGTCGTGCTATCAGAGGACAGTCATATTATGTAAAAGAGATTCATGTTGTGAACGGAAAGAAGATGGTCAGAACAATCGGCGACCTTTACCTCTCCGGAGAATCGGAGCATGTACAATTCGAGCAGTTATGATATAATAAAACAACGGGAAACAAGACGGGGTCTGTCTCTTATACACATCTGAC